CGGCTCCGGCGACTGCTCAGGTATCGTTACTTCGGTCGGTACGCTCGGCGGCGGGCTGCCGGCGTCTGCCGTCGGGGTGGTGATGTCGTTCATAATGTCCTGCCCGAACTTTCTCGATCGCGTCCTTGACCACGCGTCGGCGCGTGACGCGCTGCTCGTGTGCAGTCGCCGATCGTTGTTTCGGCCGCGGCTTCTCGTTGCCGACCTCAGTCAATCCGAGCGCGCGGCCGACAGCCCGGAATGCCGCTTTTGAGGTGTAATATTTGCCATCGACCTGCTCGGTCGGCGGCATCGTGTCAGAAATCACATACGGCCGCGGCAGGTCGGAACGTGCAATCGGGATCTCGCGCCGATCGACGCGCCACCGTCCAGGCTCATACTCGATCAGACGGACATCCATTTCAGCCTCACGGCGACGGCGGCACGGTGAACGTGACTGCAAGTCCCGGCTTGCCGACCACCTTAGTAACCGCGAGGCCGTAACCGTTCGTCGCCTCCGTCACCGGGAGGCCCAGCTTCGGCGTCGTGGCGGTGACATCGACAACAGGCATGCCGCCTGTCGCGACGGTAACAACAGGCGTGCTCATGCGCTTTCCTCCTGGCGCGGCCCGGGGTGACGGATCACCCCGGGCCGAACACCTCACGCCTTCGGCGTTGCCGTCGGCGGCTTCGGGGTGGTCGAGGATCCAGGCGGCTTGGTGGGCAAATGCTCCGGCGCGGGCGGCCCGCCCGGATACCAGACCCAGCCCACACCCGGCACCCAGACCAGGACGTACATCGGCGGCTTCTCACCCTCTTCCGGGGGCTCGGGCGGCAGCACGATCGGGAACGACGGCGTCCCCGGCCAGATCACCGGAGGCTTCCCGCCGCCACCTTCGGGCGGTGGCAACGGATAGCCGACCTGCGGAGGCGAGACGCCACCCCAGAAGCCGGGAGGCTGGCCTCCACCGCCTGGGGCGATCGGATGAGTTGGGAAGCCCGGACCCTGCGAGGGGCCTCCACCCGGAGCGATCGGATGGGAAGGATGGCCCGGCGAGGGCCATATGCCCGGACGACCAGGAAGGCCCTGGTCAGGACTACCCGGGGAACCCGGCAGGCCCTGGTCCGGCCGGCCTGGGAACCAGGGCAGGCCCTGGTCCGGATATCCCGGAGCGCCGCCCCAGATGCCGGGCGGAGGCCCACCAGGAGCGATCGGATGGGTCGGAAAGCCGGGGCCGGTCGATGGCCCGCCGCCCGGAGCGATCGGGTGGGTCGGATCGCCGCCGCTGAGCGGGACGATCATCGCGAGGAAAGCTGCCATTCGTAGTCTCCCTTTGGTTGTCGCGTCTTGCTCTTCAAGTGAACGTCAGTGTCTGCGGCGTAAGCAGCGGAACATCGGCAAGGCTGATGCCGATGCTGCGCGTTCCCGCCAATGTACGCTTCGGTACGTTGGCGGTGATCGAGGTCGCCGACACGAAGGTCGAGTTGATCACGGCGCCGTCCACCGTGACCTTGGTCTGCGGCGTGAAGGTCGTGCCGGTCAATGTCACGGCAGTCGTGCCCGTGCCGGCCGTGTCGGTGGTCGGTGAGATCGAGGCGAGCGCCGGAGCGGTTAGCGGCGACATCGACGAAGGATGCGTCTTGTTTGGCACCTCGGTATAGGAACCGTTGGTGCTGTGCATGATGGCGCGCGGATTGGTGGTGTCATGCACCTCGGTGCCGGAGCCCTCCGCGCGGCCGATTGCGGTCGCGGCATCGAGCGGGGTCAGGAAGATCCCCTTGCTCGCCTCGTCAGGCGCAAGCGCCTGATCCGGCACCTTACCGGCAGGTGTCGGCGGCGTGCCCTGCCAGGAGGCGGCCACATTGGTCGGCGGCGTCGGGTTGGCCGGCGTTGCCGTGGTGGTTCGATCAAGTGCGGTAGTCGGGGCAGCCATGGTCAATCCTCCTCATTTGCGCTTACGCGCGTCCTTGCGCAGCAGCTCGATGACGTCGTCCTTGTTGCTGGCGTCACTGATATCGACACCGCGCGCCTCGGCGAGTTCATCCAGCTCGCTGCGCCTCATGCCCTGCAGCTCCTCGGTCGAGGGAAGCGGCTCGCGCTCAAGAACAGGCTGCTCCGCTGCCTTGGTTGGCTCGCGCCCGGCCTTCCTGGCCTCAGCCTCTTCTTCCTTGGCAAGCTTCTCGCTGCGCTCGGTGTCGGCCTTGCGGTCCTGCTCGGCGAGCTGCTCGGCGTCGACGGGCGCGTCATCGCGCCCCTCGCGATTGTTCAGCGCCACATTGACGGCAGCGGTCGGCATTACATCGACGTTCTCGGGCGGCAGCTCGGTCCATTGCATCTCGGTTTGCTGCGCGGAAGCGGCCTTCTCGTGCTCGGCAGCCTGCGGGTTCTCCCTGGCTTGTTGACTGTCGTCGTCTACTTCGGTCCAGTCATCGCTCTTCGCCTTCTTCGCCATCATCGCCTCCTCATTGCCGCGGGTTATATCGATCTTGTGCGGCGAGCGCACCCATGCCGACCGGCGCACCACCAACGATGCCGTACTTCTTCACGATGTCGACGATGCCCGGATCGAACACAACGTAGTTGCTGGTTGGCTTGTTACCCCCTTGTTGTATCAGACGAAATATCTCATCGCGTTCTGGCGAAGCCCAACGTTCAACAGGGTTACTTTTATAAAACAACTCGCCAGCTTTCTGAGTGTCCCCGCCCGCTACTTCAATGAACCTTCGCGCTTCATTTGCTATCGGGTTATCGTTATGCAGTGCCTGACTAAACCGCGATCCCTGATCGAGATAGCGGATGCCGGGGATGCCTGCCTCGCGCAGCGTTTGAGTGGCAAGCGGCTTGTCTATTCCAACGCTACGCAACGGGTCCATTCGCGGCGCCGCTTGGCTGGCAATGGTGTTATAGACAGTAGAACCAAACATCTCCGGCGCATAAACGATGTTGCCCGGATTGAACGATTCAAAAAGCTTGTTGCGCGGAGCAAATCCAGCGACAGCCTTTTGTACTTCCGGCGATTGCTGTGCAAGCCGCTTGTCCCAGTCGAGCATCTGCTCGGGCCGCGCGTTGATGTTCACCTCGTAGGTGCGCGGGCCAACCAGGCGACCGCTCTTTAGAATCTCCAGCGCTTCATGGTTCTTCGCCACGATGCGCTCACGATTGGCGCGGTCATGCGCGTTGGTGGCGCCGCCGATGTAGCCGGCGTCATATTTCTTCGAATCCTCCAGCTCCTCGATCGCCTTGGCACGATTGAAGTCGTGGTTCTCCAGGACACTGACAGCTTCCATCTCGGCGGGGTTATAAGCGAAACGGTTCTTGAATTGCTGCCAGTATTGTCCGCCCTGGCCGCTCACCTTCGGGTTCTCGGCGAAGTACAGGCCATGCCCGTAGACCTGCGCGCCCTCGCCCGTGCCGATCTTAGAGACGTCGAACTTGTCGAAGTCGTGCGGAGATGAATGGTAGGCACGGATCGGACTGAGGATACTGCCCATGCGCGGATCACGTGTCGCACTGGCACCCGCGCCGAGCGCGACACTGCGTGGATCATTGGAGCCTGCGCCGAGCGTGGTAGAACCGGGATCAACTTTTGGCTTGACCGGATGCCATTGATTGTCGGTGCCAAGGTATTCAAGCTGCTCAGCCGGGACAGGCTTGGTGGAATACAAGTCTCCAGTACTCTCGCGCCTGATAGGATGAACGTCCTGGCGCATGCGCAGCAAAACAGGCGAACCTTCCTCTGGCGCGAACTGCCACGTATTCTCCGCCGAAGGGGTGAAGTAGTTTCGTCGTTCACGCGCACCATCCGGCCAAGTCGTCTGGTCGGTGAACTCGTGCGGCTTATGAACATTCAGCTTGCCGCTCTCGGCAATGTCGCGCACGTTCTCGCGACTGGTCGCATGATAGACATATCCAGGCTCGGATGGTTCGGCGCCGCGCACGGTCTTAAATTCCGGCAGGAGTGTACGTGGTGCTTGCCCGCCTCCCACGCCGATCGCACCCGGAGGCGCCGCGCCGGGTAACCGGCCCGCGCCGATCATGTTGAGCGCAGTATCGACGCCAAACTTGTCGAGCGCCTGCTGACGCTGCATCTCGCGCCCCACACGATGCGGGGTAAGCGGCTCGTTCGGGTCGGGATAGCGATCGAGAATGGAGCGCTCGTCGACTGGGGGCGTGACCATCCCGGCAATCATCCTGGCCGGGACGGCACCGTAGTCGAGAGCACGATCTAGTGTCGATTGCTGCGGTGCAGCGCCCAACCCTGCGCGCGGCCGGTCGGGGTCCCACCGTTGTGGCGGTTCCACGGCGCGCGCACCGCCGAACAGATGACCTGCCAGCCCAGGGCGCTCATAGCGCTCGCGGTGCTGCTGCACGACCGGCAGCTCGAATACCTGCCGATCCGGCTGGCCGGGTTCCTGCACCGTCGTGGTGTAGCGATTGCTAAAGGTCGGATCATACGTCGATCGCGCAGCGAGTGCGCCCATCGGATGAGGTGACGGCTGTTCGGCCGGCGTCAGGTCCGGCTCGAACAGCCGCCCCGTGGGGCGACCCCCCTCTGCGGCAGGGCGGCCCCAGGCCATGTCGTTGGGCGGCGGCGCCTCGACGCCGAGCGGCCGCACCGTGATGCGCGGAACGCCACGCTGCATCAGCTCCAGCTCGGTTAGCTCGTCATACGGATCAGCCATCTCAGCCCGTCCCGGTTGAGAATGCGAACAGCACAATGGCGCAGACGACCGCGAACGCGATGATCACCAGCACCAGAGTGCGATCGTTAGCCATACCAGCCCCCGTCCTGGTAGGCGGCAAGGTCGGCGAGCGCGCCCATCCTGGCGCCGGGCAGCGCACTGGCAGCATCCGGGCCCGGGGTCAGGGGGCCCGGCGCCGTCGCCGGACGGGAGGCGGGAAGCGGGGGAGTCCCGCCCGGAAAGGCCGGCGGCAGCTGCGGAGTGGAAAGGGTTTGACCACCCGCAGCTGCCCCTCCTCCGGTTGGCCTAGTTGGCACGTCAGCGCCGGAGGATTGCGTCATTGCCACCGGGGAGCGGGGGTTGATTGCCATGGCAAGACTTCTACCAACGGATTGGAGGCCGCCGCGGATCCCGCGCGGGTTCGGCGCATTCATCAACTGTTGCTGGTACAGCCGCTGGGCGATGTCGTCGCGGCTCGCTGGCGCGGCCGTTGCGCGCGCGGCATCGTCTGGCAGCGCCGGGCCGCCCGCCTGCCGATCGGCGCCGCCATAGAGGGCGCGCGCATTGCCTTGCCGCTCGGAGAGCGACTTGTCGCCGAAGCGCACGACCTGATTGCCGAAGGCCTTGGTGGCGGCGTCGATGTCAGGCGCTTTATTGAAGTCGGACGCGTTGCCGCGCTCGGTGGTGCGCAGCTCGTGCCCGATGAAGTCGGCCTGCACGCCGGGATCGGTCCATGGCTTGCCCTGCTGCGCGGCGAACTGCTGCAAGTTGGTAAAGCGCGGGCCGCGCCATTGCATCAGCCCGTAAGCGCCTTCGTCCTTGTTGACCGCAGCCGGGTTGAGGCTGCTCTCACGCTGTAGGTTGCCGACTACGGCCGCCGCCTGCATCTGCGACATGCCACCGGCCATCAGCCGCTGCATCAGGAAATCGGCGTCGACCGGCATCACGGACCTCCCGGCTTCGGCATCAGCATCTGCTTTTCTTTCAGCTGCGCGGACTGCGCGAACTGCTGGTCTTTCTGGCGCGCGGCCTGATTGAACTGCTGCGCCTTCTGCTGGCGTGCGACGGCATTGTCCTGCGCCTTCATCGCCATGCCCTGGCGCACTGCAGCGTTCTTCTCCGCCTGACCACGCTGCGCGATCTGCTGCTTCTGAGTATTCAGCACGAAGTCTCCTTGCATCTTCTGCAGGTCGGCGGCGTGCTTCTGGCGGTCGCGTTCCATCTGCGCCTGAATCTGGATGATCTTGGCCTGCCGCTCCTTCTCGGCGCCCTGGAACTCGATCATCGCGGCATCGCGCTCGTTGCGGTTCTTTTCCTGCTCGGTGCGCATCTTGGCGGTGATCTCGGCGATCTGTAGCTGGCGATCTTTGTCGTTCTCCTGCGCGGCGTGCTGCAGCTTCATCTGCTCGATCTGCATCTTCACCTGCGGGTCTTCGCCGGTCTGCTGCTGAGTGCCTTGCGGCATCTGGCCGGACGCGGCCATCTGAGTGAGCTGGTCGACCATTTCGTCGATCGAGCTGTCGAGCGCACGCCCGGCGCGATAGGGCGCGACCGCGAACTTAAGGATGTCGCCGCCGAACTTCGCGGTTAGCGGCATCTGCATGATCATGCCGCCGACTTGCTGGATCAGGCCGGCCAGCACGGCGACGAACTCGCCGCGCTGTTCCTTTTCCTGCTGCTCGTCGATCATGATCGTCGAGTCGGTTTCGATGTCGAGCGTGAACGAACGTGCGCGGTTGTCGCGCAGGAACGCCAGCACGTCCTCGACCGTCGCTTGGTCGGTCAGCTTCTTGATCTCGGCCTTCGCCTGTTGGATCACCTGCTGCTGTTGCGCCTGTGGGTTCGGCGGCGGCTGCATCGGCGGTTGCTGCGGCCGCATCGGCGGCTGCTGCATCGGCGGTTGCTGCGGCCGCATCGGCGACTGCATCGGCGACTGCATCGGCGGCTGCTGCTGCTGCATCGACATCTGCATCAACTGCTGCTGCACGGCCTGGGTGATCTGCTGCACCTGCATCATGATGTCGGCCTTGCGCGGCAACTGCTGCTGCGACATCGCGATGATCGTCTCGTCCTCGAACTTCTCGGTGATGATCTCAAGCGTGATTTGCACGCAGTCCCTGGCGATGCGCGCCATCTCACCCTGCTTGTCGCGGATGCGTACGGCGCCGGACTGCATCTTCATCTTCTGCGCGCCGAGCGTCTCGTCGGGATCGGTCGAACCGCGCATGATGTCGGACAGGCCGACGATCTGGTAGATGTCGTCGATCACTTGCTTGCGGATGCCGACCAACGACAGGACGGTGTTGGCGATCTCCTCAGTCGGCAGCCAGACGATAACTTCCTTCGAGCCGCCGAACGCCGCCCAATTACTGATCGGCACCAGGATGCGGCTCGCAGATTTCATCTTGATGGCTTTTTCGATCGCGTCGGCAATCTCGTTGCTGCCAGATGGATAGAAGCCCTTCACCTCGATCGCGTCGGTGAGCGCGTGAATGCGCCCGGTCAATGAGTTCAATTCTTCCATCTGGTCGCGGTAGTACTCGACGTCAGGCACCGGGATGAGCGAGCCGGGCTGCACCGTCGCGTAGGCCGGCTGCGGGCAGGGAAAGTAGCCGTCCAGATCAAGATGCGGCTCGGCACTGTCGAGCAGCACCTCCGAGCCCTCGGCCACCCACACCACCTTGCCGGCAGTGCGGTGCCACATCTCCCAGATCTTGGCGCGCTCGCGGTCGTCCATGCCGCCGACGTCGCGTTCGTCGCGCTGCACCTTGTATTCAAGCTTGTCCCAGGCGTCCTTAGAATACTTGGCGAAGCGCTTCTTCGCCTCGCGCCGCGTCAGATAGCTGGCGGCGGCGACCCATTCGACCTCGGCCCAGTTGCGGCAGATCGAGTGGAGGAAATCGCGCCGGTCCTTGTGCTCGATGCAAACCTTCTCGGGACGACGGTTCTTGCCCAGCTCGTGGCGGCACCACAGCACGCCGCGGCCGTGCAGCGAGACGCCGTCACGCACTAGCTTCAGCGCGGAATGGATGTAGGAGAGATCGAACGCGACGTTGGCGCAGCGCTCGGCCATCTCGCTTGCAGCCTGCGGGATCGGTCGACGGTCCTTGAACTTCGGCACCACCACCGGGATCGGCGGGCGCGCGTAGATCACCGGGCCGAGCACCTGGACGTTCGACCAGAACATCTGAAACTGGCTGTCGCGCTGCGCGCGCAGCCGTTCGAGGTTGGCGTACATCTTGTCGATGTTGTCGCACGCCTCGTTCCACTCCTCGAACGCGCGCTCGCTCTCGCGGATCAGCTCAAGCCACGCCTCGGCGTTCTTCGGCTCGGTAAAGACGTTTACTTCATCGCTGAGCTTGGTACGCGGATCGGAAACCTTCATGTCAGATCATCCTTGGAACATGAACACCAGCCATGCCCAGCAGCACCGTGATGATCCACAGCACGACCAGCACCAGGATGATCACGGACACCACATAGATGATGGTGCGGAACGGCTCGGCGATCGGAATCAAGGCCATCAACTGCTGGATGCCCCACCACAGCACGCCGAGCACGATCAATGCGAAGATGATGCCGATCAGAGTACCGATCATGACGCGCCCTCCTCAGCTGAAGCTGTAGCGGTTCTTGACGTTGAAGTTGAAGTAACGTCCAGGCGAGCTTGCCCGCACGATCCCCTGATAGATCGTGATCGGCACGTCGTAATAAGTGTAAGTGCGCCCGCTCTGCAGGAACGTGATCGATAGCGTCTGATCCTGCTCGCTATAGCCGACGCGGCTGATCGCGCTCGAATTGACTGACTGGCTATGCTCGCCGAGCGCCTCAGCCCAGCCGACATCGCGCCGCGCCGAGCGCGCCGCCGCGAGCCGGCCAGCTGCACGTATCAACTGCGGTGAGATCGCCATCACTCGACCTCATGCGGCTGCCGGTTCGTCATCTCCGCGCGGGCTCCCGTCCGCATTGCGCGTGATCGCCACATCCGCCCACATCGCAAGCTCGCGCAACTTGCGCAGCAGGTAGGTCTTGTCGGCGCCGTCCGGCACGATCTCGGCGAGCGTGCGCGCGTACTGCTCACAGGCCTCGCGACACACCTGCATGCTGGCGAGCTGCTCGTCGTTCGGCTTGGCGTCCCAAAACGTGTCCTCGTGCAACCGCGTCATGCGTGCCCCTTCACGTCGTTGTCGTCGAGCGCATCGAGCGCGGAAGGGTCCTGCGCGTCAGCCATGGCGTTAAGATGGATTGCGATGGTGCGCAGATGGTCGGCGTTAGTGATGCCGGTTATCGTGCTGAGCGTGACCTCGTCCTGGTTGGCCGGCAACGCAACCACGAGCACGAACTCGAACGTGGCGCCCTCGTACAGGCCGGTGAGCGCGTTGTGGATACCACTAGCAAGAAGCGACATGCGCTCGTCGGGCGCGCTCTTCATCACAGCTCGATCCTCCCGGGGCGGCGGATGTTCGGCTCGTCGGGCGGCGGGATGAACCATCCTGACGGGAATCGCTCCTGCACCCTTACCACCGGAAGCAGCTTCCACGCCAGCGCGCTATGACGCTGCACGCCGCTTGCGCAGATCGGCGGCCTTACAATTTGGGTGACAAAACTTGGCGCGGGTAGGAAGTTGAGTAGGAAACTCCCTATCGCAGTAATGGCAAACCGCCCGGTGCCAAGGACGATCGAACCGGCCGCGCAGCTTGGCGCCGTGTGCCTTATGCCAAGCTTTCCCTTCATCCGATCGATGCCAATCAGCGGCGCGCCTAAGCGCAAGAGCGGATGGCGGCAACAGCTTTCCTCCCCGAATCTGTTCAACGATATGCAGGCGACGGTGCTCCGAGCGCGAGATCAGTTCAAGGTTGCCGATCGAGTTGTTGAAGCGATCACCATCGCGATGATGCACCTCATACCCCTTCGGGATCGGCCCGTTGCGATCGATCCAGATCGCCCGATGCAGATTGCTCGGGCCGCCCCTCGACCACTGCTCTTACCGATAATATGGGCCGGGCTCGCACAGGCGATACTTGCGGCCTTTGAAAGTGATGAACTTCGGATGCATGACTTTCCCTCTGTTGATAAGGAAAAGTAACGCAATACATCCAAAGGTTACAACTCAATTCGCCCTGGTCGGCGAATGTTTGGCTCGTCGGGCGGTGGGATGAACCAACCCTGCCGCTTTCGTTCAGAAGGCCGTACATTTGGCAACAACTTCCACGCTAAAGCGCTATAGCGAAACGCGTCAGAGTAGTGCGTGGCCCAGTTGCGTTTTTCCTCCTGCTTGAACGCCTTCAGCTCGGCGTCCCACTCGCGGCAATACTGCTCCAGCGCCGCAATGCCGACCTCCTCGCAGCGCGGATGGAAGATCGCCAGCGGCAGCGTACGCCGCGCCGCCTCAATGCCGTCGAGCTTGCCCAGGTTGGGCACCAGCTGCGGATTGAGCCCGAGCGCGCTCATGCTCTCGACGCGCGTTCGCCCCGAACCCCACTCCTTCACCTTGGCATCGTGCGGCACGTAGTCGATGCCGTCCTTCCAACCGTGCAGCGCGCGCTTGCGCTCGATCACCTCGGCATAGTGCTCGACGCCGACCGTGCTCGCACCATAGACGTCGAGGAAAAGGATCTGCGCGCCGCGCATCTGGAAGAACCAAATCGCCGTATCGTCGCGCACGCCGATGTCCCAACCACGGTGCACAGGGAGATCGGGATCGTGCTCGACGTCGATGATGCGCTTCTCACGCCGCACGTCGATCATCTCGAGCGCGAAGTAGGCTCCCAGGATACTGGCTTGGAAATTACAGAGGTACTCGCTCTCGAACTGCGCCTGTCCAACGTCGCGACCGAATAGCGCGTGGTATTCTTTCAGCGCCTCGTCGAGCTGCTCGTCGCTGAGCGCGCCAGTGTCGTGCGCGGTGAGCAGCGAGACAAACCAACGATCGTTCTTCAGCGCCATGTCATACATCGTCTTCGCGTGGTTGCGTCCGCGTGGCGTCGTGATGAACAGCGCGTAGCCGTTGTTCTCTTCGAGGATCGGACGGTGATAACCCCACGCACCAGGATGCGCGAGCGCCCACTCGCTATAGGTGATGCCCGCGACGGCGGAGCCGACCGTCGTGTCGTAACGATCGCTGCCGATCACCTGCCATGTTGATCCGTTGTGAAAACGAATGAACATCTCGTTGTCGTTGGTGCTGGCGCGCAGCTCACACGGAAACGCTTCATCGATACGACGAATGCCAGTATGCGCGTTGACCGCGGTCCAGATCGCCTTGCGGCCCTGCTCGTATTCCGGCAAGCAATGCCAATAGTTGCCGATGCGCTCCTGCGCGGCACACGCGGCGAAGTGCAGCGCGACGTCGTCCTTGCCGGCGCGGCGATGCCATACCGCCAACGCGCGCTTGCCGCCGTCGATGAGATGATAAAACAGCGGTTCCTGGTACGACCGCGGCCGCCAGTTATTCGGAAGCTGGAGGTTTGCCATTGCCGTTTATCGCATGGCCGTTTGGCTTCTTGTGCTCGATCGTCAACGGCAACGGCTCGAAACGGCGGATCACCTCGACGATAATCTTGGTTGCGTTCACGTCAACCTGAAACGGAATGATCTTGGAAAGCGCAGGCACGAACACCTGCGGATGCGAGAGCGCGACGGAAGTAAGATAGTTGTCCAGTCCTTTATCGCCGCCACCGCCTGCGCGATTCGCCGCGCGCAGGAACGCCTCCTTCAACAGGAGCGTCGGCGCAGTCGGACCGGGCGCACGCCCTTTCGGGTTAGGCGACGGCCCGCCCTTTTTCCAAGTTGCGCTTGATCGCGCCACGCTGCTCCCCTCTGATCTGAGCAGCGAGCTTTAGCACGCCGACAACGCATGCGCGAGAACCCCCTGCGTCGGCAAGGGGTTCTCGCCCATTTCAGTTTTGTCAAGTATTTTCAATAACTTACAATTTCACCCAGTCGCCGCCCGCGCGCTTGTGGGTCTGCTGCCAACCAGCAAAGCGCGCTTCCTGCTCAGCCAGGAACTCAGTCTGCATGCGTATCCGGCCATCATGATCACGCAGATCGTGTACCTTGCGATCACCCAAGTGCCCGGCAGCCACCTCAGCACGCGCCTTGCGCAGCGCGTCGATGCTGTTCTTCAACCCTTCAATCATAAGCCCGAGCGCATCACGCGCCACCTCGAACGGCAACTTGCGCGCGCCGAAGCAACTCGGCGTCTGTCCGTATCTGGGACGCTCGAAACCGTGATGCGCGATCACGCCCATATTGGCGAGGATCGGCCGGCCGCAGCATTGACAGTGCATGCGCTGCGCCATCACCATACCCCGAGCCTTTCAAGCGCTTCGCGATCACGCTCCGCCATGATCTGATATTCACGCGGCAGCTGCTCGAAATGCACCATCACCTCCTCGCAGATCGCACGCTGCTCCCGCGACATGAGCAGAATAGAACCGATGCTGACATGATATGGATTGCAGACCATCATGGCGCCTTGCCATGCAGCTGCCGCCAGCGTGTTGGAACGCGGGCAGCGCGCCAGCAACTGCCCACGATACTTGCCGCGCGTCGCATAGGCTCCTGCGAGCGCAGTCCTGGCGGTATCGGAAAGCTTGTTCATTAGAACACCATCTGCAGCAATGCCATCACCATGACGATCAGCATCAACGCCCCGTAAACGATGAACGGCGCGGCGATAAACAACGCGATGACGGTGCAGAGAAAGTTGAAACCACTCATCGCGCCGCCACCTTCACGCTGGTAACCTGCTTCACGGTAGTATTCGCGGTAATAAACTGTGGGCTTAACTTCGCGCGCACCGCGGCCATATCGAGCGTCGCACGGTCGACCGTGGTCACCGTCACGCGAAACAACTCACCTTCGTGCTTACCGTCACCAAGCGCCAGCACGGCTTCACGCAGGATTGCTTCCTGCGCTTCGAGGTCAGCGATCTGCGCCTTGATGGCACCGAGCGCGTCGATCGGGTTGTTGGTCTGGATCTGCATGTTGGTTCTCCGTTGAATTTCAGTAGCTTACGGGTTTCGTGGGAATTTCATGGGAATTTCATGGCCCGTGCTCTTCACGCGCGATCATCTCTTCGATGATCACCTCATGCAGCGCCTTCATGGCATCGGTGAAACTGGTGTACTCGCGGTCGTCGACCGTCTCGCCATACTCGTCGACCAAGACAAACGTAGTCGGTGAATTCGCCTCGACGCTCCAGCTGGAGACATCGACGCCACCACGCGGGAGCCGGCTCATGCCTCACCTCCAATCGGCTCGTTCATCCAACCGAAGGTGTCGCCGTTGGGATCGTTATTGCTCCACGCTCCCGGCCGGTTGGCGTGAGGGATCTTCGGCACCCACGCCTCGACGATGTTTACCAGCATGCCATCGCGCTTGGCTTCGACCGTGACGTCGAAGTCTTTGCAACATGAGAAGTGCGTGGTCGACGGAACCGCCACCATCTTCTGGCGGCTGCAGGTCGGGCAGGAAAGGGTGTGGTAGCGGGTCATCGGGCAGCTCCTCGGTTGGTGTCATCAGTTAAAGCACGTCTTAACTTTATAGGCAAGGCCTTTTTTAATAGTGAACCATAAATTTTCGGCCCGACCGCCCGTAGATGCGCCAGCCGGTATCCTCCAGCTTATTGTTAATCTGGTTGACGTGGACGTTAAGCGCGCGCTTGCGCTTGGTCGGATCCGGGTCGCCGCCGAGCGGCAGCCGCTCCAAGATGGCGTCGAGCAGCAGGCCTTCTTGGCCGGCCGCCTTAAGCATGTCGACCAGCTTCGTCTTGAGCGGCGACATCGGGACGCCGAAGCGCTTGCGCCGCAACGGGGCGCCGCAGTGAGGGCAGGTCGGCTTCGTCTGCATCACGCCGCCTCCGCTTTCCGCAGCTGCTTGATCACCTGGAAAAACTCGACCCAGCGCTTGTTGAACAGGTCGCGCCGGTCCTCATAGGCCTTCAACTTGTCGGCGCTCGAGATGCGCCAGTCGTAAGCGCCTAGATCACGCCGAGCCTCGTCGGCCTTGTTGGCGTAATGCAGGCTAGCGACGTTAATGCAGTCGAAGATGTCTTCGGCCTGCTCGGCAGTCAGCTCGACGGTGATTTTGCCGGTCATGGTTCAGCCCTCCACTTTGATGTTACGCGGCAAGCCGTACTGCTCGCGCAGCGCGCGGTAGCGCGGGTCCATCAGCTTCTGCCGCAGGTCGTTGCGCCGCGCCTGGATGGTGGCGGCAGCCGCGGCCAGCGCTTCCTCGCGGGTGAC